ACGGCGCGGCGCGGCGCGGGCCGACAGCCGCCCGCAATCCATCACGCGCGCGCGAGAGGATCGGCTCGGGTAGGCGCACCGCGTGGTGCCCGCGCATCATGTCGGCGCAAGCGGCCCCGAGGCCGGGCGGCGCGGCATCGGCGGCAAGGTTCGCCCATTCAAACCACAATCGTACATTTATTTGTTGCGCGTAAGTGCTTGTAGCGCCCGCATATGCGCGAATACGGACCGAATTCGCTGTAGAATCTATCATGTATCGACTTGCACGGGTCGATATAGAGTGTACATTCCCACTATCGCGGCGCGAAGCCGCAGAAACGGAGCCACCCATGTTTGCATTGCTTGACTTGGACCTGACCGAAACCCGCCAGCACATCATGGACCGCATCGCGTCCTCCGACTGCGGCCACATGCCGCCTGAGATCGCCGTCATCCGATTCTCTGCGATCACGTCTCCGATCGTCCGCCGGCGCATCGAGCGCCGTCTTATCACGATGGCGCGCGAAGCCGCGGCGGATGGCTACTGCGCCCCGCAGGATCGCCGCATCCGAGCCGGCGTCCGTGTCGCGGGCGACGGCGCGATCGAAGCGACGATCCGCCACAATGGCGAGCACGTCGTCGTCGTCGTCGGCCTTGACGTGATCGGAGCTGGCAGCGGCCCCGAGGCGCTGCGCCTTGCCGCCACCGAAAGCCTCTGGCGCATCTGGGTCGCGCAAAGCGCGATCGACTCTGACTCGGCGCGACGGATCGCTGAACGCATTCGCCGGCAGTCGCGGCTGACCGAGAATCGGCGCGGCATCCTCGAGCACGCCGCGACCGTGCCAGGCACGCCCGAGCACGGCGACTGGTCGTCATGGCGCCAAGCGTCGGCGCGCGCCGAAGGCCAGCGCCTCGACGCCGTGCGCGAGATCAACCGCATCGCGGCGCGCCGCGCGGCCCTTGCCGCCGAGCCCGCCCCGTGCGAGTGCTGCGGGGTCCGTCCGCAGGCCATTCCCGCCGGCGACTGCGGCGGCGGCGTCGTCATCTGGTGCGAGGAATGCCATCGGGACGGGGGTGCACAATGACCCGATCCCGCATCATCATCGCCCGATATCCCGGCGTCGCCATCGACGGCACGATCGTTCACAAGGGCCGCGAAATTTTGTGGTGCGGACGGACGCGGCGCGTCCTGACCGCCTGCCCGAATCGCATCGCGGAATGGCGAGACGGTAGCGGGCCCGACGCGATCGACATGGCGCACGAGGACGCCTGCGCCCGGGCCTGCGGGATGGATTCTCTCTCCGCATTTGGCCGAGACTGACCGCCGATCCTCCGCCAAGGCCCGCATGCGACGCGGGCCCTCAGCGGGCGACCGTCGCCCAAAACGGACCGCATTCCCTACAGGAGCCCGACCCATGAAGACTCTTCCCCGCGAAACCGCCATCGGCCTCACGATCGCCGAGTTCAACCAGCGCAATCTCTCCGAGCGCATCGACTGGCTGGGGCATTGGCCCGTGATCGAACGCCGCGCGTCGTGGCTCACGGGTCGTCGCTGCGGATGGCGCATCATTGGCGTATACGATTCCGAGTCCCTCACTCGCGAGGGGTGCGTGCCTGTCCACGCAAGCCTCGATGGCCGGCGCGTCACGCTTGCCGAAGACGACGACTGCCCCGACTGGTTCACGACCGCCCGCGCGGCCAAGTGGGAATGCTGGGGCCGCGCGGCGAAGGGGGGCGAGCGATGATCCTATCCGTATTCGACTGTGCATGGCTTGCATTCTCACTTGTGCTATTCACCGTAGGCGCCCTTGCGCCAGTTTGGAGCCGAAATGACGACTGATCCCATTCGAGAGCAACCTACAAAGCGCACACAGTTGACGAGCGTTTGCATTGCCGCGAGGCATGGAGTCGATCGCCGGCTGCGCATCCTCGGGAGGAATTGGACCTGGCTTGCGGATCGGATGCACGCTCGAGGCATTGCCTCAGAGGCATTGATTCAGCAATGGAAGCGAGGCCGCGTGCAGCAGATCGGATGCGGGGTGTACCTTGCGATCCTTGATGAGCTGGCCGCGGCAGAAAAGGGGGGCATCAAATGAGAGGCCAAACCATTCAAGACATCATGCGCATGCTTGACCCCAACGCGCAGTTCGTGATTCGCGGGGATATCGTTGCCAAGGCATCGGATATTGCCCAAATGAGGCGCATACCAGACTGTGACAATGCTCCGATATACGCGGAATTCATGGATTCTGATTATCGGATTGTTATCGGCATCGCGCAATCGGACGGTTCTTCACACGATGCGGTTGAGTGGGCCGAGGATCAAATGCGGTATCCGGTGCTCCGATCCATTGACCGCATGGATTTGTTTGGGAACGTGATTCGCGATCTCACTGAGGAACACAATTGAAAGCGGTCATCTATCTACGTGTGTCTACCGACGAACAAGCCGAGAGCGGCTTGGGTCTTGAGTCACAGCGCGCAACCTGCGAGGCCAAGGCTCGCGACTTGGGGGCGCAGGATATCTCCGTATTCGCTGACGAGGGATTCGGCGGGTCGACGCCTGTCGCGGAGCGCCCCGGACTCACAGAGGCTCTTGAGACACTCCGCGAAGGTGACGTGTTTATTGTCGCTAAGCGTGACCGTATCGCCCGCGACTACATGCTCGCGGGCTGGGTCGATCTCGCCGTCGCGCGCGCGCGTGCCAGGCTTGTCTCCGTCGCCGGCGAGGGTACTGATTCCGATGATCCTATGAGTCGCGTCATGCGGGTCATCGTCGACGCATTCGCCCAGTACGAGCGTGACATGATCCGCGCACGCACCAAGTCCGCCCTCAAGGTCAAGCGCACCCGCAGCGAGAAAACTGGCGGCGCGGTTCCGTTTGGATACCGAGTCGTCTCAACTGAGATTTACATGCGCGGCGACAAAGTTCGCAAGCGCCATAAGCTTGGTCCCGACGCGGGAGAGCAGGAAGCGATCCGCAGGATGAGAGAACTTCGAGCGCAGGGACTAGGGTGGCGCGCCATCGCAAGCTGCATTTCGGAATCAGGTATCCGTGGCCGAGGTTGCCGATCTCTCGGTCATATGACAATCAAACGGATTCTTGAATCAGACCGAGAACTTCCGTCCGCAGTCGGGGCATCGGTAGATGCGTGCGGCGGGTGATGGCTTCAGAAGCTCTCGACCCGATTCCGTGACCCTGTAATCACCGAATCCGCCTTTTGCAAGGTATCCAAGCGCAACCAGTCGCCGCATTGCCGCGTTGACGCTGGAGCGATTCCGCTTCAGTTCCTCTGCAATGTCTGCCTGCGATGCGCCGGGATCTCGCGCAACTCGAACGAGGATCTCCCTCAATACTGTCGTGAATCGTGGCATGTCATTCTCCATACTGGACTACTGTGATTCGCGCTCCGGGCATTTCACCGAAGTCTGCGTAGAATTTTCCTTTGTGTACAAGAAACACTTGAGCGTCATCGACGTAGATGCCAGCCTTCTTGAGCGCGTCAAGGACTGCCTTCTCAAGATTGTCAATGTCAGGCTTGGCGAGGTGAGGAACGTCGCAGAGTGTAATAGTGTCTCGGCGCTCGAGGCGCTTTGGTCGCGGCATCAGAAACACAAGACCAACTTCTACTCCGGTTCCAATGGGCAGGGAAGCGCCTTCCATAGCCTGTAATGCGGCGCGAGAGACTTCAGCCTTCCATTCGTTCGCGGTTCCAGGCGTATAGATGATCGGCCTCCATCCGCCGCCGCGCGCCGCCTTGATTCGCGGCTGCGCCTTGGGGATTCCTAGCACAGAGAAGTTCCACTCATTGATTCGATTCATCCCGGCTCTCCATACGAGCGATCTTTCGCTCCAGCGTCTCGAGAATCCGCCGGCATCGAATCATCTCGTCCAGAAGTATCCGGACGCAAGTTGACTTCAAGGGTTTGCCCGTCTCTACCGATGACATCGCTGAAACCACGGCTCGGTTGATTTGTGCCACCCGCTCCTCGTATTTCATTACGCTCCTCCGTATTCGCGCGAGCCTTTTGTGTCGATATGATCTTCTTGATTCTCGCAGTCTGCTCTGGGTCAAGCTGCCCAGAAATGCTGGTTGGCTTTCCGGAATCAAGCCGTTCAATCCGATCAAGTTCGACAGCAATGGCGCGATTGTCCGCTGCAAGAAGTCGAAGAATCTCTGCCGCCTTCATCGCGTCCTTTATTCGTCCAGACTCTTCTGCAATCTCCATGAGCCTCATCACGCGCGCCGCAAGGCTCTCGACGCCATCCGGCATCAGGAACGGCTTGATGTGCCCATGCGCGAGCATCTTCTTGTAGACGGACAGATCGGAGCCAGACTCCGGGAGCCACAAGTTCATGGGCTTTGGAGCGGAAGCCATACCCATCTCTCCTGCCGATTCCCGCGGATGGTCAGCAACGGGGCGATCGGATGGCCTAGTCGAATCAGGTACACGATCGACGCCCGAACTGCGGCTCCGAACTTGACCCGTCCGATCACGTGGTCGATCTCGCCCCGCGTCGCCAGCCAATGGAGAACCTCGAGGTCGCGCGGAGTCTCCATGCCCGTCAGCTTTACCGTGTCTGGCCATTCAAATTCCTCCGGCTTTCGGAATCTCCAACGAGTTCCCTCCACTCTCTCATGGAGCCACCGTGATTCAGCACTTCTCTCGCGTCCTTCAGCCCCATCGGGGGAAGCACCATCCGGACGGAGTTCACCGACCCACGAAGCGTCCGGGTCAAAGCTTCGGCCCCGTCTACGCCGGGTCCGTCTGCGTCGGCCACCACGATCACGTCCATGTTCATCGTCCATCTCTTGATCTCCGTCTCCGATCCACGGCACGCGGGCCTTCCGATTGCGTTGATCCCCATGTCCAGCATGGCGGCGCAATCGGTCGGTCCCTCGACCACCCATATCTCCTCCCGTGGTCCTCGGAGTCGCTCTGCCGGGATGAATATGCCGCTGCGCGATCCCTTGATCGCGAGCTTGCGGCCGTCATCGAAACGAGTCCGGAACCCGACGATCTCCTCGCGAAAGTCCCGCATCGGAAACGTCCACGCCGACCCGTTCCATCCAGCTCCGAGACGCTCGAGCGACCGAAGTGAAAGCCCGAGCGAAAGGGCGAGTAGGCTAAGCCTTGGCCCTCCTTGGCGGACAAACTGCGTCTGCATTCTATCTGCGCCCTCAAGCGGCCTTCGCTCCTCAACGGGCCTGCTGAATCGGAGTCCTTCGGGAATAGCTCCTCCAGTCGAATGCCACCATCCAGCGCGCCCAACCACCCTTGGGCCTTGAACCCGGGGACAGATGGCGATCTCACGATCTGGATCGAAGAGACACCACGAGTCGTGGCCGCAGACCGGACAGCGCATCGAACGGGTCACTCGCCTTCCGGAGAACACGACCTCGCCGGTGTCCTGGTCAAGTAGGTTCATTTTCGGTTACCTTTCCTGCGCTGATACTCAGACCGCTGCTTCGGAGATTCGATGGTTCGATGCCATTCCTTCATGTCTGCGATCCATCGGAGCGCCGTTGACTCCCACCGATCTCTGGGCACGCTCCGCAGAGCGAGAGATTCAAGCCCAAGCCTCACGCTGATGCAATATGACGGCTTGTACGGTCGTCTCATTTACGCACCGCCTTCCGCATCTCCTCGATGGTCGTCAGCCATTCAACGGGGACAGTGAATATCCACGCGCCCGGAACGATCTTACCCGACTTGTCGATCGGCTCGATCAGGACGCACTCGCGTCCAGCCGTCGTCTCGTTGAGCGTCGAGCAGACCCGTGCGCGAAGGTACACGATGTCATCTGCCTTCATCTCGCTCATTTCTTGGCCTCTCCCATCGCCACCTTGATCGCGTTGCAGACTTCTGCCGTCGCGAGAATGCCGTCGCGCTTCCCAAGCGATTCCGTGACACGTCCCGCCCACGACTGGCTGAACGCCTCGCTCTCGTCGCGGATTTCGGCCACGCACGCGGCGTACCCGGCGATGTCGGTCATGTTGTCGCGCTTCGGAGCGTGCTGCTCGCGGGCGCACTTGTCGAGCACCATGATGAGTCCCCAGTCGGCTGGCGTGAGCGGCTCGCGGAGCTTGTGCGCGAAGACGGCGTTGATCGCTCCGACCGTGCGGGCGAAGTGCGTTTGGGGGTCGCCGTAGGATTCGCCCCTGTCGCGAGTTGCGGCGGCGGCGTCAAGCAGGAGGCGTTCACGTTCGGTCATGGCTTCCGCTCCTTGGCCTCATAGGCCGCGATCCGCTCCCCAATCCACTCCATGCAGTTCACGGCCATGCTGTTGCCGAGCGCCTTGTAGCGCGGCCCGTCCGGGCACTGATCAGCGGGCTTCTTGCGCCACGGGATCATCGTGTAGTCGTCGGGGAACGCCTGTAGCCGCTCGCACTCGCGCGGGGTGAGGCGGCGAACGGTCATGGTTTGCGCCACCGCAATCTGCCCGCCCCCATTCGCGTGCGACCCGTCGTGCGGCATCGCGCGCATGGTCGGTGCGACAGTTCCCGCGTCTGCGCCGTGATCCTTGCAGGAGAAGGCGACCGCCGGCGGCGACGGAATCTGCCCGCCCCCATTCGCGTGCGCAACAGTCATGGACTGAGCGACTCCAACCGTAGAGCATCCGCCCTTTGATCCAGTTCCGATGCAATGCGTTGTACCATCGTCCGAGTTGATCGGATCCTGCGTTGGATGGAAACTGTAAAGCACCGCCGGCTCCGATGCGGCTGGGCCACCGCTCGCCTTGGTCATCGTCGCGGCGACATCGCCCGTGCTGTAGAAGCCGTGAGCCACCATTGGTGTGTTCCTGCCGCTGGCATTGCTGTTTGTGTTCAATGTGTTCGTGACCTCTCCCACGCGGAGTTCCCCGAGTTGATTCTGCGCGAACGCCACCGCGTGGCTGTGCCCCTTGGTCACGGTGAACGACTGGTCGCCATCCTGACCGAAGCCGAGTCCGCCGCTCGAGTGGCCCTCCGTCATGTTCTGCGTGTCGATGGGGTAGGCGACGCACGGACGTTGGTCATCCGCGCCGCGACCCGCGCGGCACAACAGCGTCGGAAAAACCTCGTCGTTCGGCCCAGCTCCTGCGCCGCGCTTGAGGTTGCCGGGGCTGAACGCTACCGCGTGCGTGTCCCGCTCCCCCGTGTCGAAGGCGTTCAAGGTGTTCGCCTGTTCCGCCTCAACCCATGACTCGTCGTCCGTTGTGGACTGCGCGCGCTTCGATTTGCGGAAGGGGACGGGCTGCATCACGAACCGCTGCTGGTTCGATCCGCGGCTTTCGCGCGCCGCGTCAAGCGTGCCCATGCAGTCGGACACGCGCGGCTCGCCGTTGCTGACGGTGACGGCGACGGCGGCTGCGTCCACCTTGGTCAGCGTGTACGCGGGATCGCCGTCCTTTCCGAAGCCCATGCCGTTCTGCACCTTGTTCGCGATGTCGCGACCGTCTTGGATCGGAACGGCGATCGGGTGGCCGGCTGCGGCGTTCTGCGCGCGCTGCGCGGATATGCGGCAGTCAACCGCGCCGACGATGTCAGCGACCATCGTGAATCCATCTGCGCGGCTGTAATCGTGCACCGTGGTTTCGATGCATGGCGCTACATCGTGGCTTGTGATGCGCCCTGCGCCAGCGCCATCCGCAGCATCGGCGGCAGCGCCTTCCCCCTTCGCTCGGCGCGGCGAAGAATCCCGCTGCACGCTTTCGCGCTCAAAGAGTACTGCGGCGGCGGCGGCAGCGGCTCCGTCTCCAAGACATCCGACAACGAACACACGTCTCCTGCGCTGCGGGACGGCGCGGGGATGCCGTTGTGTTCGCACCCATTGAGCGTCCAACACCCTGTAAGCCCACCCATACCCCAGTTCCCCCAACGCCCCGAGGAAGGAACCAAAATCCCGTCCGCCGTCGCTTGACAGGACACCGGGGACATTTTCCCACACAACCCATCGAGGCCGAAGACAACGAGCGATCTCAAGGTAGGTAAGCATGAGTCCTCCGCGTGGGTCTGAGAGTCCCTTTCGGAGTCCTGCGACGCTGAAAGACTGGCATGGGGTTCCTCCGACGAGGAGGTCGATGTCTCCGGGCTGAAGAGGCCAAGTTGCATGGTTCGTCATGTCTCCAAGATTAGGGACTTGCGGGTAGTGGTGCGCAAGGACGGCGGACGGGAACGGCTCAATCTCGCTGAACGCAACGGGCGTCCAACCGAGCGGATGCCACGCGACGGTGGCGGCTTCGATGCCAGAGCAGACGGATAGGTATCTCACGGCTTCGCCTCCGCGAGCATCCGTTCAAGTTCGGCGCGCTGCGCGGCGCGCTCGGCATCCCACGCCGCATTCCACGCCGCAGCCCGCGCAGCCCGCGCAGCATCCCACGCCGCATTCCATGCCGCAACCTCCGGCGCTGATGCCGTCGCAGCCCACGCCGCAGCCGCCGCATCCCACGCCGCAGCCCGCACCGCAGCCGCCGCATCCCGCGCCGCAGCCAGTTCCTCGTCGGTTGCCTCCCCGCGCAGATGCCGAGCCGCGACATCAAGAGCGGTCGTGCTGCGCGGGTCGCTCATCAGGTGGCGGACTCGTTCCGCGCACCACAGCGCGAACTGACGGCGCTGGCGGTCGGTCAGGCGGTTGATCATGGTGTCGATGTTCGTTGTGTCGCTCATTTGTTCCGCTCCTTGAGGCTCATCAGCACAGCCGCTACGCGCTGCGGTGTGCAGATCGTCGCGTCTTCCGCCTCTACCGACTGTGCTATCTCGCTGTCGCTGAACTCGACAACAATCACGTCGCCATCGTCATAGGAGACAAGGCTAATCGTTCGACAGTCGGTGATGTTGATTGCTGATGGTTGCCCATCCGCGTCGATGCCGCACAGGAACATCATTCACCTCCATTCTGCACGGGAACATCTGGCGTGTTCGTGTGCGTTGTGAAGCAGTCCCAGCCGCGCATAGCGGCAACCTCTTTGGCGGTGTAAATGCCCATCCAAACATCAAGATCGTTGCGACAAGCCACCCGCCGCGCCTCGTCGCGCTCGGCGGTGCGCTGCGCAAGGTCGGCCTTCGCGGCGTTGAGTTCGCGCTCAAGTGTGCGGGCGAAAAGCGGGAACATGAGCGACAACAGACGATGACTCTGAATCGACTCCGTCCTTGGTGTGTCGCTCATCGCTCCTCCTTCGCGTCGAAGCAGTCCCAGCCGCGTTCCTTTGCGATTTGCTTTGCACTCATTGATGGCGCATACGCTGAAATCCTGACGCATATCTCCCGCCGCGCCTCGTCGCGCTCGGCGGTGCGCTGCGCGAGTTCGACTGCTAGAGCGACGCGCTCGACCTTCTCGGCGTTGAGGTCGCGCTCAAGTGTGCGGGCGACGCATGCTTCCACGAAAGACCCGCTGCGAAGACCAACACCGCTGTTGTAGAAGTGCTCCGTGACCGCGTCCGTTCTCGGTGTGTCGCTCACAGATTCACCTCCTTCGCGCGGCGGATCGCGGCGATGGCCAACTGCGCCGCCTCATCCACCGAATTCTTTGTCGCGTTCGACTGAGATCGCGAAACTGCGAAAGCCGCATGCCCAGCGGCACTAGCGGCGAACGCTTCTGCCGCCGCGTTTGCTGCGTTCCACGCGCTAGCGTTTGTCCGCTCGTGGCACATCCTTCGCCACGACTCTCCATGCCCGTCTCGGTCTGCTTGCGGCTGATAGTCAGCAAGCGCCGCCCACATCTCCGCGAGCGGGTCGGGCTTCGCCTTGAGCGCGGCGAGTTCGTCAAGCAGCGCCCGCAGCGCCGCTGCGACCTCTGCCATGTATTCGCGGCTCCATCTGACGCCACTATCCGAACTCAAGTCGAACAGCGCGAGATCGAGAATTTGCCGTTGTTCGTCGGTCATCGCTGCCCCTCATCTCGCGGCGACGCCGCATCCTCAAGGTTCCTGACGAGGTCTTTCGCAGCCCGCGCCGTGAAACTCTCGTTCTCGTCGGTGAGTGCGCCGCCGAGCGTAATGGTGTCGGCCACGACCGCGACGGGGATTCGCACGACGGCCACGCCTGCGCGAAGCAGGCTCTCTGCGAAGTTCAGCATGTCTTGTTTCCTTCCTTGAAGCAGTCCCAGCCGCGCCGCTCGGCAGCAGCCAGCGTCTCCGCTCTCGAACCGTATGCGTAGCACACCTCCCGCCGCGCCTCGTCGCGCTCGGCGGTGCGCTGAGACAACACGCCGTCGATGCCGTCGAGCGTTCGCTGCGTGATTTCGCGAGCGTCGAGTGCCGCGTTGCGCTGGCCTGTCATGCGGTCAAGATCGGCGGTGCGCTGCGCGAGTTCGCGCTCCAGTTCGCGGGCAAAGTTTGCCCATAGCACGACAGAACCGTAGCGAAGATTTCCCGGGAAGTAGTGTTGCGTGAGCGCGTCCGTCCTCGGTGTGTCGCTCATCGCGATTCCATCCTTTTGGTGTGAAGCCAAGTGCTTCCCTTGTGGAACACGAGCCACACGCCGGTAATGGCCGGGCACGACTCGCAGCCGAGGTAGCTGCAAGGCACACCGAACACCGTGTCCTTGATGTCAATCGGCTTCAGGGGCGACAGCCAATCGGCGCGAGCTGGATGCGTGAGGCAACCGCTGCAATGCGCACACCTGATTGCGGTAGATAGATCGCCGCCAGCGTTGTCGTATGTCTCCATGCTCATCGCTGCACCTCCTTCGCCCGGCGGATTCGATCCAAATGCCACCACAGAGACGGCCCATCTCTGTCACCTATGTCTGGCATCATCGCGACGAGTGCCGCACCTTCGTCTGGCGTTATGCGCTCGGCGCGTCTGAACCCGCCGGGTCGCTGGCTCCTTCCGTTGTTATCAGCGATCAGATACCGACCGTGCCATGTGTGACCAGCGACGAAGCCAACAAAAAAATGATCGCATGGGTCTCCATCGTCGTACTTCGTGGCGAGCACATACGCGCCCACAGGAAGCAGATTGTGTTCGCTCATCGCTGCTCCTCCTTCGCCCGGCGGATCGCTTCGATGACCTCCACAGCCCACTCCGTCGCGTCTGCCAAAGCCCGCGCCACCGCATCCGCCGCAGCCCACGCCGCATCCTGCGATGCCTTCCGCGCCTCAAGTTTCGCCGCCCACGCCCAGTCCCCCGTGCGTTCCTCGCACATTTTCCGCCACGACTCGCCGTGTCCATCGCGGTCCGCTTGCGGCTGGTACTCCGCAAGCGCCGCCCACATCTCCGCGAGGGGGTCGTGCGCCTTGAGCGCGGCGTTCTGCGCCTCCAGCCACCGCAGCCGCTCCAACGCGCGTTCGAGCGTCGGCAGCGCGGCAAGCGTCACGAACTGGTTCATCTCGCGCTCAGTCAGCGGTGCGGGTTCGGTTGTGTCGCTCATCGCTCCCCCTTCTTGCCCTGATCGATGGCGTTGAGGAGCATTTGTGTCTTGTTATTCAAGTCGCGCTTCCACGAATCGGGCGTGTGCGGACTGTCGCAGAGATGATGGAAGACTTCGATCACCCACGAACTGAGTGGGATCGAAGCAAACTCATCAGCGTTGCTTTGGGGCTTGAGCGCGGCGACCTCGGCTGCGAGAGCATCGCGCTCGGCGGTGCGCGTGGCGAGGTCGGCGCGGAGGTCGTAGACCTCCTTGGTCGTCCAATCGGCATCGCAAGCGCATTCGTGTTCACAGTGCGCGTTGCACTGGCAACCCTTTCCGTCGCTCATGGCTTCACCTCCGCGATCATCCGTTCAAGTTCGGCGCGCTGCGCTGCGCGCTCGACATCCCACGCCGCATTCCACGCCGCAGCCGCCGCCGCAGCCCCAGCAGCCCACGCCGCATCCCACGCCGTAGCCGCCGCAGCCCACGCCGCATTCAGTTCCTGGTCTGTCGCCTCGCCGCGCAGATGCCGAGCCGCGACATCAAGAGCGGCGGTGCTACGCGGGTCGGTCATCAGGTGGCGGACACGCTCCGCGCACCACACTGCAAACTCGAGGCGCTGGCGGTCGGACAGGCGGTTGATCATGGTGTCGATGTCGGTCATGGTGGCTCCTTGTTTGATGATTGTATGACAAGAGTTCTTGCTGTCAAGCAAGCGCGGACAATTTCTTGGCCTCGTCAACACGCCCGGACTTCACCAGATCAATGGCTGCGCTTGCGTTCTTCCGACTGAATCCAGCGGGGTCTATTCCCGCCTGCCGAAGAACCCAAGCTTGCTTCGGAGAAGGGCGAGACATCAACGCTTCAATGAGTTGAGACGCCTTCCCTGTGTCAAGATCCTTTGTGATGATGCCGTTGCGCTCAAGCATCGCCCTTTGCTTCTCGGTGGCTGGAATGTTTCTTTGCCACCAAGGGACGCTTCGAGGAACGATTCCTAGCCGATCAAACGGATCAATGTCTTGCGTCGTGAATTTCGCGCGCCCGACAACGTGAATCCTCCTCTTGGCTTCCTCTGCCTTTATTCGCTCTCTCTCTGCGTGGTCGAGCATCTCGAGGACATCGACCGCCTCTCCAAGCCCCTTCTTCTCGCTCGACTTCTTCATGCGCTTCACAGTGCCCTCGTTCATGTCCCCGCCCAAAACGTCGCCGGCATGGACGAGCTGGTGGCGACCACTGTTGCCGAGGAAATCCAATACCTCCACACAGGGCTTGGCACTCGAGGCAATGGCTATCCGACGCTCTTCAGATCCATCAATGCCATCAATTGTTCCGGGCAAAGTCCGCGTGCCTCTGCCGAGCATTTGACAGTAGAGGGCACGGCTCTGCGTCGGGCGCATCATCGCAACGACTTGAACGCCCTTCCCGTCAAGCGCGGGATCATCCCAGCCCTCGGTTGCAACCGCGACATTGACGAGATATTGAAGTTTGCCTTCGCTGTATTCACGGAACAGCTGCCTACGGATGTCTTTCGGGGTTCCGCCGTGCACGATTGCTGCGGCTCCTGTTGCTACTCCGGGGCGATTCAAAATCTCTGCGATGCGCTCCGCGTGCTTGACGCTTGCGGCGAAGATCAGAGTCCTTCGCGAACCAACGATCGAAACCATCGGGAGCACCATCTGCTGCAACGATCTCTCAAGAGCTTCCTCGAGATCGCACAAGACGAAATCGCCTCCCGCTTTCCCGCATCCGCTCAAATCTAAGTTGTCGCACTGCACGAACCTCTGTCGCACCGGGACAAGCCATCCCTCACGAATGCCATCAGAGACATCGAACTGGTACGCCACGGTGTCGAAGACGACGCCGAGAGCCTTCTTATCCAGTCTGTCGGGAGTCGCCGTCACCCCAAGTAGCCGGGAATCCGGATGCCGCATGTAGTGGTCAATGACCGTCCGGTATGACTTACTCGTGGCGTGATGGCATTCATCCACGACCACGATCCACGGAACTGAGTTGTCGAAGCGGTGCATCCGCTTCCGTTCTCCGCGACCAGCACCTTGAGTCTGAATGCTCGATACCACAACGGAATTCTTTCCATAGATTCCATCTTCTTCAGATCGGAGATCGCCCATTTCGATCGACGGGTCAAGACCGATTACAGACTTGACCTTTTCAGCGGCCTGCATAATGAGTTCTTCGCGATGCGCAAGAACAATGGCGCGCCGACCCGGCTTTGCAAGACCGAGTCGAATCACCTCCGCGAAGCAGACAGTTTTTCCCAATCCCGTGGCAAGCACCGCAACTGTACTGCGATTCTCACGGAGCTGATCGCAAATTGCCCTGACGCACTCTTCTTGATATGGTCGAAGTTTCACTGGGTGGCTCCAAGATGTTCACTTCGACAAAGAATCCAATCGCGTCTTGTTGACCCATCCGACTCCCAGGCACTTTGCGCATCCTTCGCCATCACATTCTGGGCAAATTGCTGCGGGCTTTGCACCGCGAACATGGTCACGAGCATCGCGAAGATGCTTCAGTAATGCAGATCCGCTGGTTAGAAGCCAAGCCTTTGCCGATGATCGAGTGAGGGCATCGGCGGCATCGCTCGCTTTCTTGATCGCATCAAGAGCCGCCCGAAACAGCGGATCTACCTCAAGCATCCCCGTTGAGCCAAGCGAAAGACTTTCGTTTGGATTCACGATACGTTGAGATGCTTCTTGAATATCTCTGGCTGTTACCGCCCTTCCCTCTTCGTCCGCCTCTTGGCAAGCCGTTTCCCATGTAGACGCACGATCTTCTGGCGCAACAGAAGCAAGTGCATTAGCCTGAGCTGCGTTTGTGGGCTTGGGAGCATCGTCGGGGAGCGATGCGATCGCAGCTACGGCAGACATCAGTTGGCGACCACGAGATGCGGTGAATTGCCATCGTCTTTGGCAATACTCCTCAAACGTGGCGTATCCCAACCGATATAGGCGCTTCTCTCGTATTTCAGCGAGTGCAATCCCCACTTCCATAAACGATCGCATTCCGTTGTCGATCGTCTCTTCAAGAAGAGCTAGGCGGGTTACTTCCGATTCTTTGAGTTCCTGCATAGCAAAACCCCTATCCAGCCTTCTAGACAAACCGCTATCAAGGCAATGAGAGCAACTGAATTGCCAATATGTTCCATGAAATCCCGAGATGAGCTTTCGCCCACCCCGGGACGGGGAAGAAGGTTTAGTTACACGATATCAGCAATCGCTTCATCTTCTTGCGATGATTCAGCCCTTCGGATCCGCTGCTGTTTGATCCAACTCTGAATCCGCGGGAGCCACTCCTTCGGCCAAGTTGACATTTCATCCGTCGCCATCAAGCCTGCCTTGTGCATGGCGACAATCAAATCAGCCCTTGAAATTTCTTTGTCTTCAAGAGCCTTCGTGATACTGACTGCATCTGCCTTGGTGATGCACTTGACTAGCTTTGCTGGAGGGTCTTGCGCTTCCTCTTCAACTTCTGTTTCAAGCTGGTGGCGCTCAGGCTCTCCGGTCCGAAGCACGACATTCTTGATGCCCGCCGGCACATTCTCATCACTGCTGATTTCTTCGGGAACGTATAGACCCCCCAACTCTGCCGGGAATGCCTTACGCAACGCCAAAGCTTCCGCGCACTTCGCAATCATCAACGCGGGCATCTTTGCCCACATCTTGATGAGAGTTCCATCCTTCTTTCGCTGCGCGTATTCATTGAAAGATGCGACGGCTTGAATCGGCTTCTCAAATCCCTTCCGATACACAAGCACCTTGGCCGCGCGCGGAGGAGCCGTCGGGGCACGAAGCCAAACATCAGTCCAAACCCCATCGTCGCCACACCACCACGGACCATCTTGGCCGGCATACTCGCCCGAACGCTGTGCCACAAGACGCGCTCCGTCGATCGAAACCTGGGGCTGCATGACTTCGCGGCCAAGTTCTGAGTCCCATCGCTTGACCGCGTGAATCTGCTTCGCGAAAGGATCTAGTCCCGTTCGCTTGCAAATCGCTGTAAACAGCGCAAGTTCGTCTGGAGAACAACCCTTTGCGATTGTGCGGGACAGAAGCGCAACCTTCTCTGAATCCAAACTGATCGTCGCAAGATTACTCAAAGTGTAGCCCCCTCTCCCTTGACGGACCACCTGGGAAGCGAAATCGACTGAATGCCCGACTCGTAACCAGGCCAATCATTTGTTTCTTCGCAATTCGCGAGAATCGGAAGATGCTTCGCAATCTGAATCCGACCCTCTTCAATCGCGTCTTCATCGAGTTCGTACAACGCCACTCCGTAGGGCGAGGACTTCTCAACCGCGATGAACACGATCGTCTCAGCGGGGAAGTCAGCGGCCTTCATCGCATCGAGATACCAGGCCGCTTGAACGTGGTATTTGAAATTCGCCACACTGCGGGCAAACTCATCGCGATTAGCATTTTCACAAGACTTGAGATCAAATGCCGCGCGGTGATTCAAATTGAACCCATCAATTCGCGCTTTGCAAGCGATACCAAGGGCGCGCCAAAACAGGGTCAACTCCGTCTCTGCGCGCGCAAGAATGAGTTCGTGCGCCATTGAATTGCTCATCACGGCCTTCGCCATGCCAGTAACCAAGAGGTTCTGGTCGTAGGTGAGCACCTTGCGCGATCCGATAGATTCAACAAACGCAGCCCACTCGGCCTTTCCGTCTTTCGTTCGCCGGTCAACATCAGGCCCCACCACAAATCGGTTGGTGTAGTCGTTCGGCTCAAGCACAAGCGTATGAAACGCATCGCCAATGAGGAGGGCATCCCCCGTCTTTGGATTCTCGTCCATATGGCGAAGGTGCGCCGGCGAGCGCATGATTTCCTTCAAGCGCGTTGATGAAGCGGCTCGAATAGCGTGATACTCGTGCGCAGGAAGTCCTCTGACAACTTTGATGTCCATTCGTGGCTCCAAAGTCCCCGACCGACGCGCCTCACACGTGGAGCCACCCAGCGGACGCGGGCGCAGTCGGTCGGGGACAACATTGTTGGTGTCCGGGTGGCGTTGCCAATCTAGTGAAGCATCCCAACAAAGTCAAGGCGTATTCCGTCGAGCAATCAAAAAAATTCTTTGCAACACCGTCGCGATCTCCGTCGCGCGCTGCGTCACCGCCTCCTCGGATAAATCCCAGTCCTGAGCGTGGATCATCTCGTGGATCACTGTGTCGAGGAGCTCCGCGTCGGATTGTGACGGCGACAGACGGATGCGGCGCGTGCGGCGGCACGAGCCAAACTCGCAGTGCCCGTAGTCTCCGATATGCGCGAACTCGACGCGCCACACATCGCCGCGGATCGTTGCGCGGATGGCCTTGCGACGGGCCATTTCAGTCGGCCCTTTCAAACTTGATGCTGACCCGGCGATCTTTCGATTCTCCCTGCGGCACAGACAAGCACAACTTCATCCAGACCGCGCCGAGCGACTTCGGTGGACCGCCGCGCTCGATGTGCCAGCCGCCGAAGCCGTCGCCGTACTCGTCCTTGTAGGTGCCGCAGCGAACGTGGTACTGGGTGCTCAGTTCAACCTTGTAGTCGCCGTTCTTGGTCTTGAGCCGTTCGCGCTCGACTTCCATGACCCATTTATCGTGCGTGTGACCACCAGCGATCACATCCGCGTCGGGAGTCCACGAGCCGATGCGCCGCACTCGCAGCGTGTCCATCGTCATCAAACCGCCGCCGCCGGAGCCGTGGAAATACTTCATGTTCAAGCAGTAGACCTGCGTGGTGTACTTGATACGAAACAGCACCCAGCCGCCGTAGCCACCCGAGTACACGCGATGCCGGCTTATGGCAGACATCCGCTCGCACAGACGCTCGGTGAGATCAGTCTCCTGATTCTTCAAGACGCTCGTCTCGTGGTTTCCGCGCGCGATCACCACGAAGTTCCGCGCGAACGGCGCGTAGAAATCCGCTGCGTGAGTCACGAGCGAATCGAAATAATCGTTCGCCATCGCGTGCTCCGGTCGCGTCACGCCGTGCTTCGCCCGCCGTGGATCGCCGCGCCCGCCCATTGCACAAAAACTATCTCCGAGATCGACAATCCCCGCGCCGCGATCGACCGCCTCGCGCAAGTGCTTCAACTCGAGATCGTGGTCGCTGTGCGGGTTGTCGTGGTGGCGATCGCTCGAGAGCAAAAACCAACGATCCTCTGACAGGCTCTTTAGCTCTATGTCCACGACGTGGATGTTCCGCGACTTCTGAGTGACGCGAAACAGCGGCGTCGGCGTCTTGGTTCTTTGCCTCCCCATGCAGCCTCCCAATCACCATTTTTTTAGTGGGCACTCCGCCGCGGGCATCGTGAGTTTGATCGTCAGTCGAGCGCGAGCTGATGTCCCGCACCCGCACTTCCGGCAGAAGCCGATGTCATCCGGCGGATTGGTATCGGTGGCTCGATGCTCGCACCCCATGCACGCAGCCTTGCGAGCCTCAAACACATCCGGCGCGACAGGGCCGAGCACCGCGAGAGACGCCTCCGCCGCGACATACGACGCGACGTTGCGCACCGTGACCTTCCCCTTGCGCCAATCAACGCTTTGCGTTCCTTTGCGAAGATACATCACTCACCCCCTTGAACCTGACACTCAATGTCGTGTCCGATGCAGTTTCGTTGCCCTTGAAGAGAGTGTGGGGGGCAATCAGTGCTCGCCTCGCAGTCGTTGCTTACCCGACCACAACAGTCCAACTCGCCGCTGAATGAAGGGCAGAACCCACCACAGCAAATATCGCTCTCTGAGTAAAGGCCAGGATCAATCGGGTCAGGTCCGATTCCAATGCAAATCTTCTCTGTAGCCTGGTGCGCTTCAATGATCGCGGGGAACAGATTCGGCACACCGAGCGGAGGAATCTCTTTCCGGCATGTGTACGGCACGACGTCATCCCACGAGTTACTCGATACGCGCGCGGGTATCAAGTACGAAAGCACAGAGCGAGCGCACGTTTCCTTGCCACCTCCGGTCGGGCCTTCATCGCACGACTCACACGTGCCGGCGAACATCGGAACCCACTTGTAGTAGGCGTACACCATTCGCAACCCCTCGCAGAATGGCTCGACTCCGAACTGTTCGCACGCTCCGTTGCCAGTACCAGTGTCATTGCCATCACACTGTTGCGATCCCCCACAACCAACTTCGGGGATTGGATCGCACTCAGGGCAACTGGGCGCACACGAGCAGTTAGTGTATGTGATCTCGTCGCATTTACACGCAGCGACGCATGGGGTACACGTCGGCGGAGGCAACGGCCAGCCACGGATAGCCTCAATACAGTTGGGATCAAATCGTCCACAACCCTGCAAAATTGCTTGCTCTTCGTCGGTGATTCCGAGATCGATACACTCTTGGCTTGCTGGTGCGCTCCATCCGGCCCAAATCCAACCGCCGGGGACACCCCGGAAGTAGACCCACTGACGCTCGGCCCAATAGTTGTAGTCTACCTCATCGTTTGAACCCCACCCTCCGGGGTAGTCGATGGAGCACATGGCCTGGAGGGTGCTTCCACTAGCAGTCGCGTCGCTTGCGCGAAGAATCGGCTCGGGGTCGTTGTAGATGTCTGCGATCGCAAACGATTCTGTGAGCCGCCTGCGGAACGGCCCAAGTTCACCCATGTCCTCAACATTTTGAATGCACGCGCCGTAGCCGGCTCCGGGGAATCGCGCGTGTAAGTCGACGTACGCCTGCCGCTGCTCGGCGCGCCAGTCCTTGCTGTCGAAATAACCGCCAATGGCCATTTGTGCCAATATGGTTTGATCTGGCTGAAGACCCTGCGCGGCGAACGAGCGAATCTGATCTGCGTCCTCGCTTGAGATCAACTTTCGCGCGACGGCATCAGTAATGTCAAAGTCGAACAGCGGAACGCCGCTGCAAGCGTGAATCCACCACTTCGGCACGAGATCGTCGCCTTGCACCGCCGGCCCGCCTGAGCACGAGTAGTCGCCGGTCACCGGGTCTTTCGTGCAGTCGGGCACGACGATTCGGTACTCGTTGCAATCCGACGTGCCTTGAGCGATGCGCCACCATCGCTCGAAGTACACGATTCCGAGTACCTGTCGATCAAGTCGGCCAATCCCACTAATCGTGCTGAGATCGTCGCCGCCCTTCCAACAGATCAACTCGGGCGCCCACCGCGTCTCTGGATCAGCCTGATATCGGTCGAGTTGGTACTTTGAATACACCGAGTTAGTGGTCGAGCCATTGCACTCGCAGCCGCTCGTATTGCCACCAAGAGGCCCGCTCGGGTTGCATGAAGTGCAGTCGGGGTCATCTCCAAAGCACGCCCGAGTCGGGCACTCAGGATACGGAGGCAGCAGGTTCTTCAGTCCGCGTTGCGGCTGTGGGCCACCGGGGTACTGAACGCGCCAGAACGTGCCGTAATACTGGTAGATCGCTTGCACGGGCGGCAAGCCTGACCAAGACTTTGTTTCACAGATTTCACACCATGTCTCGCTTCCGGGTGGATTCCAGAGTGCCTCGCGCTTGCCGCTGAATCCCGGGCGCTCGCACCAAAGCAGCAGGTGATCGCACGAATGACAGCAACCCGTGTCGATCGTGCCGCCACTGAGACAATCACGACTTGTGCAATCACTACAACAACAGGCGGGTTGAAATGGCACTGCTACTCCTCTTCTGATTCCGAACACTGTTGCGTGACGGCATGAGCTATCAGCGCATCGCAGAGAAGCTTGTTTCCGAAGTCGTGTCGAAAGATTCGTGTGGAGTTTCGGCAGCGATCCGTCCACATCACAACCACCGCGTCGGCGTTCACTTCCTCTACAAAAGATCGCGTCAAGATTTCGGCCTGCGATCTTGAGAACTCAGAATCCGATGAAGTGGTGTGGTTGGTCATGCAATTCGCACCGCCGAAAGGATTGTTGAAGATCCGCTTGTGGTTCCAGATCCTTGCTCTTGATGATATACCGATAGCGTAGTGCTCCCGTTTATCTGCAAAGAGATGGTAGTGGTCGACGCCACCGCAACAATGGCATGAAGACTAGAAGACGCAAGCTGCGCGGCAGGAGTTGTTGTATCTCGGGGGACAAACCCGTGCGTACTTGCAAGCGTGTTTGTTCCATCATGCAATCGAAGTCCAAAGATTCCGCTTGCTACTAAAGCTGAACCCAAAGTTGTTGCACCAACCGCGGCATGAGCCGAAATTGCCCAAGTACCAGCTCCCAGGCTGATTGTCCGAATGTTGGCATACGTGGCGGTAACTGCGGTCTTGGACGTAAGTGTATTTGTTGCAGAACTCAGCGCGACGGCGAGTGTTTCCCCCGCCTCAAATCCACCTAACAATCCATATCCGACCGCCCCGGCAACCGCCACAATTTTCACGACATCGGACGTTTCTTCAATTTTGATTATGTCGCTCATCGCGCGTTCTCCGTGCTGAGATCAACCAACCCCTCCACAAGACGCTTGACTACGCCGCCTGCTGTGAATAGCTCAATTGCATACACACCCTCGCAGGGGATACTCGCGGTGCAGGCCGCAGTCATGGAAAGAAGAACCTCTCCATTTGCAGGGGTCGGGATTGTGATTGAAAGACCAGTTGTTGTCGCGGAATCAAGAAATGTTGCGGGTTGCGATGGGGACGATCGCGCTTGAAATCTTGGAGTGTACCCAGTCAAATTCCGAGGATTTTCCGAGCTGTCACACCACACGAATTTCTTCGTATAGGTTTCGCCCTGATTGATCGAAATTGCGTATTGAGCTGCTGCCATGTCAAGACTCCTGTGAATCGCCCAACTTCTTCGGTTCGTCTCCCTTGATCGCGGATAGGACGATCTTGCGCCCTTCTTCCAAGCCCGCGTTGTAACTGTCTTCTTTCTCTTTCGCGGTCATCTTGTCGGTGCCGGGCCGCTTCAGGAACAGGCCCGTGAGGAGACTCAGCCCGCCGACAAGGAACGCTCCGCCGGGAATCTGTGCGGCGCCCTCGTTCGCCGCGGCGAGCCCGAGGTCGATGATGGCCTCGATCCGCGCGGCGCGGTCCTCAGCCTCCGCGACCGCGCGCTGGTACTGGCGCGTGCGCGACTCGACCCACGCCGTCCAGTCCTCCCATGTCGCCTCGACCTCGTCGAGGGTGAGAGGCTCCTCCACATCAATCGTCGCGAGCATGTCGCTCGGAGCCTTGACCTGAATCTGCGAGCGGACATCGCATCCCTGCATGAGAGCGAGCACCGCGAACGCCGCTGCCGTGATTACCGCCATGACTGTCGCCGCCTTGTTTTCTTGGAGCCACTTCATTTCGCCTGCTTCCTGCGGCACGAGGCCGCGTTGGTGTTACATGACTTCTCCACCGCGTCGACGCGGCGCTCGAGCTGCGTCACGCGCTCCGAGTGAACTTGCAGAATCCCCTTGATTTCCGCGATCTCGAGACGGATGCCCGAGGCGATCTGCCCGAGCTTCCATCCGACGCCGAGGATGCTTGTGACGACGGTCAGCACTGCGACGACGAGATTCAGGTCGATGCTCATTGCCACGATCCTCCACTCTTCCAGAACGGCTGCGCGGGTTGCCATGTGCCGCTTACCTTGATGAAGACCGTGGCGAGTTCCCACACGCCGCTCACCTTGATGAACGCCTGCGTGCCGACCGGGGGTGCGCCAGACGATGAGAGCAGCGTAAGGAACATTACGCGAGCCCTTCGAGCGCGGCGATGGTGTCCTCCGTTGTCGCGATCTTCTCGTCAAGTGCGGCGACGAGCGCCGAGTCGCCCTGCGCCCACGCGTGCTCGCGCTGCCGCGACAGCGTGTTGAGTTTGTTCCGCGCGAGGTCGAGAAGTTCTTGGATCGTCATTAGATCACCATCATCCTTGCGTGGATAGTGGAGGTGTTCATCAGCATGTGCAGATACGGGATGCTGGTTGCGCCGTCCTTGTAGACCACATCAAAAGCCGTGTCTCCGACGAGAGCCGCGCCCTGCCCGACATTCATTGTGGTCATGCCGTCCATGCCGCTCTGGGCGATGTCGTAGCGGAACCATCGGCCAGTAACTTCCTTCGTGCCGTACAGGTAGTCTCCCGCGTAGATCCACTTCGATCCCGTGGTGAATGTTTCGACGGCTGGCGAGTATGTGACGGCGCTCCACGAGTTGAGCGCGATGTCGTAGCGGTCGAGTTGCGCGCCCGCGCCGCCACGGAACGAGTAGAGGAATCGCCCGTTGAGGATGGCGCTCTCGTTCGTCCAATCCGCTTGCGTCACACCCCAAATCCACGAACCCGACAAAGCCGCGCCCGGCGCGCCGCCGCGCGCTGCGGTCGGCGTGATCGTAGACCAT